TTAAAGAAAAAGCATAATATTCAATGCGGAACACCTCTGTTTCTCGATGCAGAAACTGGACATCATGTATGCGGTTATCGTGAGAAAGATATTATGTTGAAATGGATTGCTGGTGAAGAAATCCCACCTCCCCCTAGGCCAAAAAGTCCCGCACCACGAGTACCCTGGCATGGATCATCTAAAGGTGTTGAAAACAATTGGAAAGTTGAATATGAAAAATGGACAGAAGAAAATTCACATCTTCCAAATTTGAAAACTCCTGATGAACTTCTCGCTATGCCGAGACCGAAATCAGCGCCCCCACCGTTACCCAAACCCGGTTACTCAAATAATGAATTCAAAAAATGGAGAACAGCATATAAGAAGTGGTATAAGGAAAATAACGATCACATGCCAAACCTCACCACTGTTGATGATATGGGTAAACGAGTTGAAAATATGTTAAAAAATAAACAACCCATGCCACAACAGATGAATCCTAATTCGAATTTGGAACGACGAATACAATTGGTTGAAAGTAAGCTAGATAGGCTAATGAAACACTTAGGTGTTAAGTGAATTTTAAGCCAAAGCCTACAATAGACCGACCCGCAACTAAAGAAGAATTAAGCCACATATCCGAAACTGAAGATATGCTCAAGAGTGAAAAATCACTTCCATCAGCGTCTCAACAAGTACGGAATCTGGCAACTGAACATTGGCGAAGTTTAAAAGCATTTATCAGAGGCAGACAGGTTATCGTTCCACAGGAAGTCGCTCAAGCCAGGTGGGACATCTGTAAACAATGTCCCTATTTACTATATGATGAAATGAATCCAGATACGAATAAAAAAGATGGTCGATGTACTGAATGTGGTTGTTTTATGAATGTTAAGACTCACTACGCTACAGCAGAGTGTCCAATCGGAAAATGGAAACGAGAAGATAAAAATAAATAAAAAAAATATATATTTTTGAAATTTTATTTCATATTTATATACGAAATGGTTATGATGTAGATCATAAACACTAAATACTAAACAATAAAAAATAAATACTAAGGAGAATATCAATGGATATTAACGCAATCAAGAGTCGTCTGACTCAACTTCAAAAATCAACTTCAACCAAAGAAAATTTTTGGAAACCTCAACCCGGAAAAACTCAAATCAGAATGGTTCCGTATAAGTTTAATAAAGACAATCCGTTTATTGAATTATATTTTCATTATCAGATGGGACAGAATAAAACTTATATCTCACCAGTATCGTTTGGTAGACCTGATCCGATAAATGAATTTGCGGATAAGTTAAAATCAACCGGTAATAGAGAAGAGTGGATCCAGGGTAAGAAACTCGAACCTAAAATGAGAACATTCGTTCCAGTTGTTGTTCGGGGTCAAGAAAAAGATGGAGTAAAATTCTGGGGGTTTGGTAAAACTGTTTATCAAGAACTTTTGGGTTTTATAGCCGATCCGGATTATGGAGATCTCACAGACCCTGTTAGTGGTCGGGATATTATAGTTGACAAACTGACACCTGCTCAAGCTGGTAATCAGTTCGGTAAGACAGCCATAAGAGTAAAACCGAATCAGACACCCATTACTGAAAATAAAGAGGTATTGGAATCGTTATTTGAATCTCAAGTTGAATTACCTGAACTGTATGATGAACCGACGTACGATGAATTGAAAGATGCACTGCTGCATTATCTCAATCCTGAAAATGAGGAATCTGATGGTAATACTAGTGCGCCTGTGAAGGCAACTAAAACCAGTACTGCATCGACAGCTGACATCGAAGACGCCTTCGATAAGCTGTTTAATGATTAGTAATTAGTAAATTCATACACATGGGGGTGGGTACGACTCGCCCCCTCAAATTGAGGGTTTTTTATGTTAGAGAAAGATGAGTTAGCGGGTACAATCGCTACTGAACTAAATAAGCAATTTAAACAACATCAGGTGGCATATTTTCTTAATCAAGAATCAGAATCACCTACAGATGTTAAAGACTGGATCTCAACCGGATCATCCATGCTCGATATCGCCATTTCAAATAAACCACATGGTGGAATTGGTGTTGGTAAAATAACGGAATTGAATGGACTGGAGGGATGTGGTAAATCACTAGTAGGTGCACATCTATTAGCAAATACTCAGAAGAAAGGTGGCTTAGCGGTCTATATCGATACTGAGTCTGCTGTTTCACAAGAGTTTTTAGATGCGATCGGTATCGATACTACTAAGATGTTATACGTACAGCTAGAAACTGTTGAAGATGTATTTGAAGCAGTGGAACACATTATAGCTAAAATTAGAGAATCGGATAAAGATAGATTAGTAACCATTTTAGTCGATAGTTTAGCCGCGGCGACTACTAAAGTCGAAATGGATGCTGATTTTGATAAGGATGGGTGGGCTACATCAAAAGCCATCATTATATCTAAGGCAATGCGAAAGATAACTAACATGATAGCGAGACAACAGGTCGCATTGATATTTACGAATCAGCTTCGTCAGAAACTGGGTGTAATGTTTGGTGATCCCTGGACAACATCAGGTGGTAAGGCTTTACCGTTTCATGCATCGACTCGCGTTAGATTAAAAAACGCAGGGCAGATTAAAGATACTAAGAAAAATACTATCGGGATAAAGATTAAAGCACAGGTGATAAAAAATCGACTCGGTCCACCGTTGAGAACAGCTGAATTTATGTTATATTTCGATAGGGGTATTAGCGATTACGATAGCTGGTTAACTGTTATGAAGGAACATAAATTAGTTAAAACTGCTGGCGCGTGGTACACGTTCAATGATGGAGAGACTGATAAAGATGTTAAGTTTTTATCTAAAGATTTTCATGATATGATGGAAACCAATCTGGAATTGAAAGAAAAAATTTATTCTTTAATCTGCGATAAAGCAATACTAAAATATCAGACGAATACATTGGGTATTGATGACGTCATTGAAACAGATCAAGTCGTCGATGAGTTATAATAAAATTAGTAATGACCGATTAAATGATCTCTGGAGTGAAGTACAAGATGATAACGAAAATAAATCTGAACTAAGTCTCAATAGTAAAATACTCATTGTAGATGGATTGAATACATTCATTCGAGCATTTTCAGCTAATCCATCGATCAACGATGATGGTATTCACATAGGTGGATTAGTGGGATTTTTAAAATCGTTACGTTTTACCATAGCGCGACTTAACCCGACTCGTTGTATAATTGTATTCGATGGTAAGAATGGTTCGAAAAAACGTCGACAGATCTTTGAGCATTATAAACAGCAACGACGAGTCAGATCCAGACTGAATAGAAATGTCGATTGGGCAATAGCACCGATGGATGAACACCAATCGATGAAAAAACAAATAGGTAGATTGGTCAAATATTTAGAACAATTACCGATAACAATAGTTACAGTAGATAATATAGAAGCAGATGATACTATCGCTTACATGACTCGAAGCATTTTCACTGATACTAAGAATATAATCATGAGCACAGATAAAGATTTTTTACAATTAGTAAGTGAAAATACTACAGTCTGGAGTCCAGTGAAAAAACTTATATATGATAAAGAGAGAGTTAAAAGTGAATTCGGTTTAAATGCATCTAATTTTATCATATATAAGATATTGAATGGTGATAAATCAGATAATATTAACGGAGTTCCAGGCGCGGGGCTAAAATCGATTATAAAAAATATTCCCGAGATAGTTGATCAGGATTTATCTGTCATGGAGTTGATTGATTTAATTGAAAAAAATAAAAGTAAAAATAAGTTTTTCGAGAAGGCGAGTAATAATTATTCATTGATTAAGAGAAATTATCTCTTGATGCAACTCCAACAGGTTGATATCAGTAATACGATAAAATTGAAGATACAGGATTATGTAAACAATACAATCCCTGGATTGATAAAGTATAAATTCACTACAATGTTTATGCAAGATAAACTCTGGAGTCAAATACCTGATATGAATTTATGGATAACTGAATTTTTAAAATTAGAACGTTATAGGAAGTTAGATGACAAGTAATTTATCTCAATTTGGTCATAATTTTCAAATTAAATCAATAGTCTGTCTAATGACTCGGTCGGATTTTATAGAACAGATATACGATATAGTGGATCCACAATATTATGACAACGATGCGTTGAAATGGATTGTGAAAGAATGTGTAAATTATTTTGTAGAATATAAAAAATCCATTACATTTGATGCATTTAAAGTCATTATCAGTAATGTCGAGAATGATATATTGAAAACATCTGTCCTTGAAAGCTTGAAGGAAGTGTTTCAGTATCTCGAAGCTACTGATTTAGATTTCGTTCAGGACAAGACGTTGGATTTTTTTAAAAATCAGAAACTAAAAAACGCAATCATTGAATCAGTAGATATATTGGAAGCTAATGGTGATTTCGATATCATAAAAACATTAATTGATGAGGCATTGAAAGCTGGTACGGAACGTGATATTGGGCACAAATATCTTGATATGATTGAACAGCGTTATGAAAATATGGCAAGAGATACTATAAACACACCGTGGAGCCTGATAGATGAGTTGACACAAGGTGGGCTGGGTAAAGGTGAGCTTGGTGTAGTTGTTGCACCTGCAGGTGTGGGAAAAAGTTGGGTGTTATCTACTATTGGTGCACATGCACTTAAATTAGGAAAAAATGTTGTACACTTTACATTAGAATTAAACGAAGCATATGTTGGATTGAGATACGATAGCATTTTCACCGGCATACCTAACCAGAATTTAAAATATCATAAAGATCAAGTTATAGAAACATTACAAACAATTCAACAGGATAATGATGGTGATTTGACAATAAAATATTTTCCAACTAAGAGTGCATCAGTACATACGTTGAATTCTACCTTACAAAAAATGGTTTCACTTGGCAGTGAAGTAGATTTAGTAATAGTCGACTATGCTGATATTATGAAAGATACATCACGTGCAATAGAAATCAGGCATGCACTTGGAAGTATATATGAAGAGTTGAGAGGATTAGCTGGAGAGTTAGAAGTTCCAGTTTGGACAGCTAGTCAAGCAAATCGATCCGCACTGGAAGAAGATGTAATTGAAGCTAGCAAAGTATCAGAGAGTTACCAGAAAGTCATGACTGCCGATTTTGTATTTTCATTATCGAGAAAGATGGGTGATAAAGCAGCTGATACAGGAAGGTTTCATATTATTAAAAATAGATTCGGTCCAGATGGTATAACATTTCCTTCAAAAATCAATACTGATATCGGATTGATAGAAATATATGAATCCAGCACAAGACCTGGGCAGGAACAACAGAAAAAAATTGATAGTAGAGATTATATAGAAAGAAAGATGTTAGGAAATAAATATAAGCATTTGCTTGAACAGAGTTAATACTATTTATTTATGTACGTACAGTAAACAAATAAAGGATATATATGGAATTGACAAAATTTAAGTTATCGGAAAATTTTATCTCAAAATATAAACGAAAACGCCCCCCATTTGGATTTAACGGTCTTGGTGAATTGGTATATATGAGAACATATTCTCGAATAAAAGAAGATGGTAAAAATGAAATATGGTGGGAGACAGTGCGTCGTGTTGTTGAAGGAACATACACAATGCAAAAGTATTGGATAGAATCACATCAGCTCGGATGGAATCCATGGCAAGCACAGCGATCAGCACAAGAAATGTATGACCGGGTATTTTATATGAAATTCTTGCCACCAGGCAGAGGTTTATGGGCAATGGGAACACCTATAACTGAAGAGAGAGGGTTATATGCAAGCTTGAATAATTGTGCATTCGTTTCAACCGAGACAATAAAGGATGATATAACTAAACCGTTTACCTTTTTGATGGATGCGTCTATGTTAGGTGTTGGTGTAGGATTTGATGTAAAAGGAGCAGGTCAGATTATTGTAAAGGGACCTAGCACATCTCGTGAAACAGAAATGGTTGTAGTACCAGATGATAGAGAAGGATGGGTTGAAAGTGTTAGAGTGTTAATTGAAAGTTATTTTTTAGGTACTGCACCTGTTCAATTTGACTACAGTTCTGTTCGCGCAGCTGGTGAGCCTATAAAAACGTTTGGTGGAACTAGCGGTGGCCATGAGCCGTTAGAAGACTGTCATAACAATGTTGCAGATATTTTAAATAAAAATATAAACGAACCATTAACAGTAACATCTATTGTTGATATAATGAATATAATTGGAAAATGTGTTGTCAGTGGAAATGTTAGGAGAACTGCTGAAATTGTATTTGGTGAACCTGATGATGAAGAATATTTAGATTTAAAAAATTATAAAGCAAATCCTCATAGAGAGACTTATGGCTGGACATCGAATAATTCAGTATATGCAGAATTAGGTATGGATTATGCGGATATATGTAAGAGAATAGTAGATAATGGTGAACCTGGTCTTGCTTGGTTGGAAAATATGCGCGGCTATTCTAGAATGAAAAATGGTATGAATAATAAAGATCATCGAGTAGCAGGTGGTAATCCGTGCTTGGAACAATCTCTTGAAAGTTATGAACTGTGTTGCCTTGTGGAGACATTCCCTAGTAATCATAAAAATTTAGATGATTATCTCAAAACATTAAAATATGCTTATCTTTATGCTAAAACTGTAACGTTAGGAAAAACACATTGGCCTGAAACTAATCGCGTGATGTTACGAAATAGAAGAATAGGATGCTCTGTTAGCGGTATAGCTCAGTTTATAACAGATAGAGGGTTGAAAGATTTAAAAGAATGGTTAGAGACTGGTTATGATCATATTCAAGAATTAGATAAGCAGTATTCAGATTGGTTGGCTGTACCGAGATCGATAAAAACCACCTCCGTTAAACCATCAGGGACTGTATCTTTATTAGCTGGTGCAACACCAGGGTTACATTATCCGGAAAGTAGATTTTATATTAGAAGAATAAGAATATCAAAACATAGTGAATTGATTGTACCTCTGCAGCAAGCTGGTTATAATGTTGAACCTGCTTTTGGATCGGAAGATTCAACTGTTGTAGTTGATGTACCTGTTGATGTAGGGGAAGGTATAAAGACAGCAGGTGAACTTACCATTTGGGAACAGTTTAGCATAGCTGCATTTATGCAAAGACATTGGGCTGATAATCAGGTTTCATGCACTGTTACTTTTAATCCGAAAACTGAAAATGATCAGATAGAACCTGTTTTAAATTATTTTCAGTATCATTTAAAGGGTATATCTTTATTACCAAGACATGATATAGGAGCGTATAAGCAGATGCCATATGAAGCTATAGTTGAAAAAACATATACTGATATGGTTAGTAATCTTAAAGTATTAAATTTTAGAAAAGTAAAAGGTGAAGAAGCAGAGGTAGATAAATTCTGTAATAATGATATTTGTGAAATTTAACAGTTGCCTTGTATAGTAAAGGTTTCGTATATTCTATTAGTTAATTGAGGTAGCACCATTTATTATAATATATTTTATGATTGGAAAGAAAATAGTATTCATCTATGGGATGATACAACTGGTCATGAACGATTTAAATTTAAAAGTTATGCTTATGTGCCCGATAGTAATGGTCAATATATCAGTTTGTATGGTGATAAATTAAAAAAAGTAAAATATTTTAAAGATCTTGAAAATGTATTTGAGGGTGATGTGAATAGAGAAATTCGCACATTAGTGGATAGATATTATGATTCAGACGAGGTCAGTAGAAACACAAGAGTTGCTTTTTTTGATATTGAGGTAGAGGTAGGTGATGCATTTCCTGACTATAAAAACCCTGTTAATGAATTAAGAAGTTTTACATTATATGATGTTATTACAAAAACTTTTCATGCATATATTGTAGATCCTGATAATAGAGTTACATTGAAAAGTAAGAATAATACTATAATAAAATGCTTTCAGAGTGAAATTGAACTTATTTATGCATTTTTAGATTTGTTAGAAGAAGTCAATCCTACTATCATATCAGGATGGAATAGTGATTATTTTGATATACCGTATCTCTATAATAGAATCAAACATACACTAGGTTATAATAAAGCCTGTAGTATAAGCCCTATAGGTAAAGTAGTATATCAGGAAAGAGCTGAAGTGTATAAAATTGCTGGATTGACACAGATAGATTATCTTAAATTATATAAGAAATTATCTATGGGTGAACGACCGAGTTATAAATTAGATGCTATTGGTGAAAGCGAAGTTGGTATTAAGAAACTAGATTATGAGGGTACGTTAGATGATCTATGGGAGCAGGATAGAAATAGATATCTCAGTTATAATATTAATGATGTCAAAATATTAGTTGAATTAGATACAAAACTTAATTATATTGATATCGCTCGAGCAATCTGTCATAAAGGGCATGTACCGTATGAGTTTTATAGCACTACATCAGCTGTACTGGATGGTGCTGTGTTGACATATTTAAAACGTAAAGGTATCATCGCACCTAATAAAGATCGAACTAAAACATATGATTCGGAGAAAGAAAATATTCAAGGTGCTTTTGTAAAAGTACCACAGGCTGGATTACATAAATGGGTATTCGATATAGATGCAACCAGTATGTACCCGAATGTTATTATGAGTTTGAATCTCAGTCCAGAAACAAAATTAGGTAAAGTATTAAATTGGAATCCGAAACAATTCATACAGGGAAAGATTGAACAGTATACTGTTGTAAATAGAGTGAATGAAAATCCTAAAACCATAACATTTGAACATTTGAAAACCTTTTTACAAGATGAAAATATAAGTATAAGTGGCAACGGGGTGATGTATAGAACTGATACAAAAGGATTAGTACCAGAAATTCTCGAAACATGGTTTGATGAGCGTGTTGAATTTAAAAGATTAAGAAAAGAAAATTTACTAAAAGGTAATAAAAAACAAGCAACAATTTATAACTTAAAACAGTATACTCAAAAAATATTATTAAATAGTTTTTACGGTGTACTGGGTTCACCTGCATTTAGATTTTATGATTTAGATAATGGAAATGCAGTAACCAGTACCAGTAGAGAAATGATCAGATATGCTGAATCTGAAGGAAATAAATTTTATAATACTAAATTAAATACAGTTGATAAAGACTATTGTATATACATTGATACTGATTCTTTATTTTTTCCTGCATTACCGGTTATACAGAAGAATAATCCAGATATTGATATTACTGATACTGATAATATGATTAAAATGACACTTGAAATGACTAATGAATTTCAAAGTTATATTAATAATTCTCTGAGTAATTTTAGTAAGCAATATTGTAATATTGAAACTCATAGATTTAATTTTAAGCAAGAAGTTATTGCTGTGGGTGGTTTTTTTGTTGCAAAGAAGCGGTATGGATTATGGATAGTTGATGAAGAGGGTGTAAAAGTAGATAAACTGCTAGTTAAGGGTATTGATATTGTGAGAAGTAATTTTCCTAATAGTTTTAAAGTACTGTTTTCTTCTATATTAAAGGATATATTACAAGGTCAAGATAAAGATATCATTACTGATGCTGTAAAGAAATTTAAACGGAATATTAAATCCCAGACTGTAGAAGATATTGCATTGAATACTAGCGTACAGAAGATAAATAAATTTTTAACTCAAGATGGTATGATAAAGAAAGGTACACCAGCACATGTTCGCAGTGCCATTAATTATAACAGATTGTTACATATATTTAAGTTAGTGAGTAAGTATAATGAGATACAGGAGAAGGATAAAATAAAATGGGTATACTTAAAAAATAATCCATATAGATTTGAGAAAATTGCTTTTAAAAATGATGAAAATCCATCTGAAATTATGAATTTCATTACACAGTATATAGATATCAATAAAATTTTTCAACAAGCGGTTATGAATAAGTTGCAAACTTTTTATGACGCTATGAAATGGGGTAGAGTAAATCTATCCATAAACACAATAGATAAATTTTTAGCATAGGAGAAATAAAATGGGTACAGTCACTTTGGAAAATAGATCACCAGTATCGTACAAATATGTTAGTACGAAAGAATATGTAGATAAGTTTCCATGCGCATATAGACAATGGAGAGCAGATAGTCATTGTAATGTAATTCATGGATATTGTTTTAGCATGAGATTCTTCTTCGGTACAGATCATTTAGATGTTAGAAATTGGGTCGCTGATTATGGCGGACTTAGAGAACTCAAACAAGTTCTCGATGAGCAATTCGATCATACATTATTAGTAGCCGAAGACGAGCCAGAAATGGATCTTTATAAAGAATTAGAAAAACGAGATTTAGCAAGACTTACCGTATTGCCAAATCTGGGATGTGAAGCCATAGCTGATCAATTATACAAATATGTAAATGGAGTGTTCATTCCAGATATGTGGGGACCCGGAGAAGCTGAAAGACTTTGGTGTTTCAGAGTAGAAATACGTGAAACACAAACCAATATGGCTTATCGTGAAGGGCATAGAGAGTGGAACGAGGATTTATTCGAAGATGTATAAAACACTTCCAATAATAGAACTGTATAGGTGTATACAATCAGAAGGTAGTCGATTCGGAATGCCAACCATAGCCGTTCGGACTACTGGGTGTACGCATCGATGCTATTTCGGTGAAGGTGGCTGGTGTGACAGTTGGTACACTAGTATACATCCTGAAAAAGGTAGATATACATTTAATGATGTAGAGCGGATATATGATGAGAATCCACACGTCAAAGAAATGATGCTGACTGGTGGATCGCCAAGTATGCACCCAGAATTAGTT